TCTCAAATGAGTATATTTAGGGGATGTCCTCATAGATGGAAACTCCAATATAAAGATAAAATCAAAAGATTTACATCTAGTATTCATACTGTATTTGGTACAGCTATCCATGAAACTATGCAAGCATATTTGGACGTAATGTATGCTAAAACAGGAGCAGCTGCTGATAGATTGGATTTAGAAGATGACTTCCACTACCATTTTACTGAGGAATATAAAAAGCAGTACAAAGCAAATAATAATCAACATTTTTCCTCTGCTGAGGAAATGAGAGAATTCTTTAATGATGGTATTGGTATTTTAAATTGGTTTAAAAAGAAAAAAAGTGCATACTTTTCTAAAAGAGGATGGCATTTAGTTGGATGTGAGATACCTATTACAGTAGCTCCTAATAAAATGTATAATAACGTATTATATTTAGGATATCTTGATGTAGTAATGTACCATGAACCAACTAATACTTTTAAAATCATGGATATTAAAACTAGCACTAGAGGTTGGAGAGAGCAAGATAAAAATAATGAAGACAAACAATTTCAGTTATTATTGTACAAACAATTTTTTTCTGAACAATATAGTATTCCTTTAGACAGTATTGAAATAGAATTCTTTATATTGAAAAGAAAGGTATTAGATGCTGATGATGCTAAATTAATGTCTCCATATCAAGCACATAGGGTACAAAGATTTACTCCTCCAAGTGGTAAAATAAAATTGGGTAGAGCGACAAATGCTGTTAATAGTTTTATACAAGAATGTTTTAGCCTTGAAGGTAAAATAAAAGATACAACGTTTATTAAACAACCATCTAAATACACGTGTAATTTTTGTCCATATAGTAAGGATAAAGAAAACTGCGGGGAAGGTATATATTGAGTACCTTATATATATGTATAGTATATAAACATATACGAACTATATAAATTAAAATTATGAGCCAATTTAAAAAAGAAATGACTTTAACTTCGGTCAAGATCCAGAAGGATTTATTTCATGAATTTAAAATAGAAACTGTAAAAAGAAAGTTTAGTTTTCAAAAACTAGCTGAAAGGTGTATTTACCTATATATTCATGATGAGGAGTTTAGAAGAAGTATTACAAATATGAAGATTGAGTTTTAAATTAACAAATATATGAATAAAAGTTTTAAACATATTCCTAAGGAGCAAAGGAAAAAAATATTGCTTATATGTGATGATATTAGAGTTCATAGTGGGGTAGCTACAGTAGCTAAAGAAATAGTTGTTGGTACTTGTCATCACTTTAACTGGGTTAATGTTGCTGGAGCAATTAAACACCCTGAACAAGGTAAAAGAATTGATCTCAGTGCAGCAACTAGTAAAGAAGCAAATATAGAAGATGCATCTGTATTTTCATACCCAGTAAATGGATATGGTGATTCAATGCACTTACAACAATTATTAGCTATTGAAAATCCTGATGCAATAATGTTGATTACTGACCCTAGATATTTTCAACACATATTCAATATGGAAGATACTATTAGACAAAAATGTCCTATAGCTTATCTTAATATTTGGGATGATTATCCAGCTCCAAGATACAATCAACCATATTATGAAGCATGTGATTTATTAATGGGCATATCAAAACAAACTGTTAATATTAATAAACTAGTATTAGCTGATTGTGATAATAGTAAAAGAGTATTTAAATATGTACCTCATGGTTTAAATCATAACCAATTTTTTCCAATAGGTAAAGATCATGAACATTATCAAGAGTTTATTGATTTTAGAAAAAAGTTATTTAATAATAAAGAAGTAAACTTTACTATGTTCTTTAACTCTAGAAACATTAGGAGAAAACAAATACCTGATGCTATGCTTGCTTTTAGATCATTCTTAGATTCACTTCCACGTGAAGAGGCCTTAAAATGTAGATTTGTTTTACATACTGAAATGGTATCTGATCATGGAACCGATTTGAATAAAGTAAAAGAATATCTATTTGGTGAAGATTATGATGATGTAATAGTATTTTCAAATTCTAAAATAGATAGAAAAGGCTTAAACTTCCTATATAATACAGCAGATGTTCAAATATTATTAACTTCAAATGAAGGATGGGGATTAACACTAACTGAAGCCATACTATCAGGAACACCTATTATTGCTAATACAACAGGTGGAATGCAAGACCAAATGAGATTTGAGGATAATAAAGGTAAATGGTTTGAACCTAATGCTGATATTCCTTCTAATCATAAAAAGACATTTACTAAACATGGTGAATGGGCATTTCCAGTATACCCTACTTCTAGATCGATTCAAGGTTCACCTCCCACACCTTACATTTATGATGATAGATGTTCTTGGGAAGATGCTTGTGATAGAATAAAAGAAGTATATTCTTTATCTAATGAAGAGCGTAAAGCTAGAGGATTGAAAGGTAGAGAGTGGGCTATAGGTAATGAAGCAGGTTTTACTGCTGAAAACCAAGGTCAAAGAGTAATAGAGGCATTTGAAGAGTTATTTGAAATATGGGAACCTAGAGACAAATACGAAATAGTAAATGCTACTGAATATAAAGGTAAATTTTTAAATCATAAAATAGTATACTAAAATGAGTAAACCAGTTTTTGTAATATCATCACCATTTGATACCTATTCAGGATATGGTGCACGTAGTCGTGATTTAATTAAGGTTCTTATTGAACTCGACAAATATGACGTAAAATTATTACCACAACGATGGGGTGATACACCATTAGATTTCTGTAAAGATCATGCTGAATGGGAATATTTACTTAAGTATTCTATCCCAATGCCTTTAAGGTCTAAACCTGATATTTGGATGCAAATTACTATACCACCAGAATATCAAGCTGTAGGTAAATATAATATAGGATGTACAGCAGGTATTGAAAGTACAGGTTGTGATGGAGGTTGGATTGAGGGTATGAATCGTATGGATATGAACTTTGTTTCTTCAAACCACAGTAAAGAGATATTTACTAATGCTAAGTTTGAAAAAAAGGATAAAAATACCCAACAAAATCTTGGTGTATTAGAACTAACTAAACCTATAGAGGTAATATTTGAAGGAGTTGATACTAATGTTTATAAACATCTCCCAAGTAAAGATATTACCCTTGATTTAAAACAAATCAAAGAATCATTTTGTTTTCTATTTGTAGGACATTGGATGAATGGTGATATAGGACATGATAGAAAAAATGTTGGATTAATGATTAAATACTTCTTTGATGCCTTTAAAGGTAAAAAGAATAGCCCTGCTTTAATACTAAAAGTATCTAATGGTAGAAATAGCTATATGAGTAGAGAGATAATATTAGATAGAATATTAGCTATTAAAAAACATTATAAAGGTGTTACATTACCAAATGTATACATCTTAAATGGTGGATTAAGTGATGATGAGATGAATCAGTTATATAATCATCCTAAAGTTAAAGCTATGGTATCATTTACTAAAGGTGAAGGATATGGTAGACCATTAGCTGAGTTTGGTATGAGTAAAAAACCTATTATAGCTTCTGGATGGTCAGGACATAGAGATTTTTTAGTATCTGAAAATACTATATTATTACCTGGTAGCTTGGAAAATGTTCATGCTTCAGCTGCTAATAAATGGTTATTAAAGGAATCGAAATGGTTTCAAGTTAGTCCTAAACATGCTATTGGGGCATTTACTGATGTTCATAAAAAATATAAAATTTTTACTGAACGAAGTAGAAAACAATCTCATCACATTAAAACTAGTTTTAGTTGGGAAAATATGAAGGATTTAATTGAGAAAGTATTAAATAAAAATATACCTGATTTTCCTAAACAAATAGAATTAAAATTACCAGAATTAAAACTACCTAAATTAAAATAATATGCAGTACGATGAAATAATAGATTGTCCTAAAAGTGGTGGAGATCTATGTTATAGAGTAGAAATAACCAAAGATATAACAAACTATTTTAGTTTATCTTGTGGATTTATGACTAATAGTCTTATGACCTCTGGTAGTGAGTTTTTAGAGGAAACTAATATAGGTTTACCTGAGTTACATAAGGATATTGCTTGGACTGATCCTGATACAGGTTTAGTTTGGGTACCAAATACTATTAATAATCTTGATCAAGGGATGGTATTTGCTGATGGAACTAATAAAGATGAGTGGAGCTGGGCAGCAGTTAAATCTAAAAAAGTTGAAGATAGAAAAGAAGGTGACCCTGAGTATAAAATGGATATGAGTACTAAGAAAAACTTTAAAGAACGTGATTATATGGATGCCTTATCATTTATAGGTATACTACCAGATTAATATGAAAATTAGTTATGCTATAACCGTATGTAATGAGTTTCTTGAAATACAGAAACTTATTCCTATTCTTTTTAAAAATAAAGGGATGAAAGATAACATAGTTGTACTTTTTGACCAAAAAAATGGTTCTGAAGAGGTATCTAACTATTTAAGAACATTTTCTAAATTTCCTGGCTTTCAATTTTGGAGAGGATTAGATTTTGATGGTCACTTTGCTAATTGGAAAAATCAACTAACTGAATATTGTGATGGAGATTACATCTTTCAGATTGATGCTGATGAGATTCCTAATGAGATTTTATTACAAAACTTACCTTCAATATTAGAATCAAATCCTAATAATGAGGTTTACTTAGTTCCTAGAGTTAATACCGTAGAGGGATTAACAGAAGAACATATTAATAAATGGGGATGGAAGGTAGATGATAAAGGTTGGGTTAACTACCCAGATTATCAATGGCGTATTTGGAAAAATAAACCTGAGATAAAGTGGGTAAATAAGGTACATGAGAAGTTAGATGGATTTAAAACTTATACTACTTTACCTAGTCAAGAAGAGTTATCGATTTACCATCCAAAAGATATTAAACGACAAGAAAAACAAAACAGTTATTACGATACATTATGAGTTTAGTAACAATAGGTAAACATACATACGGTGCTGATTCTATTAAAGTTCAGCAATGGGGAGAAGGTGCTAAACTATATGATGGTAAATTTTGTTCTGTTGCAGGTAAAGTAGAAGTTATGTTAGGTGGCAATCATAGAACAGAATGGGTTTCAACATTCCCATTCGGTCATGTGTCTAGAGATACATTTACTAAATATAATGGTGAAGGCCACCCAGTAACTAAAGGAGATGTTAATATAGGTAATGATGTTTGGATAGGGGATGGAGTAACTATATTATCTGGTGTAACAATAGGTCATGGAGCTTGTATTGGTACTAAAAGTGTAGTAACTAAAGATGTTCCTCCTTATACTATAGCAGCAGGTAATCCTGCAAAACACATTAAAAAAAGATTTAGT